GTTTACCTTGGTAAGCTTCCTCACCTCGTGCTTGTCGTTCTGCATGCAACAGTTGAGCATCAGACATTGCGACCTTCGCCTTTTGCTTGTTTGCATAAATCTTGCTACCAGCAGAGACGGCTAGTTTAATTGCCGACAACCACATACTAGTACCAAGTTGCTTTTACAGGTTTTTTGTCAGGACGCATTCTTCTTGTGCCCTTAACGTCAACAACCTGTGATTCCATAGGGTCAGTTGCTTTGATTTCAACGCCACCAGTTTGGTAGCCGTCTTTTCCAACGCCTAACTCCTTTGTAATTTTAGGTTCTTTAACTTTTTTAATCATAAAGTTTCTCCTTAATATTATTATAGTTAACTTTTCTTAAAATTTCTACCGAAATCGTGAATTTTACTAGCATCTGACATCTGTTGTCGTCTGATACTGTTCTCACCTGATAGAATTGTTTTAGCAATAGAAGTTTCAGCTCTTAATTCTGCTAAATCTTCGTTTTGCTCTAGTTTTTCTTGTGTGTTTTGTTGGTTCATCATTGTTTTTAGAGTATCTAGACTAATTCTACCCTCATCATAGGCAGCTCTAGCTTCATTTTGCCTTGCACGAAGGTCAAGTTCTCTAGTTTTTAGTTTAATCAGTGGATCTCCACCAAATTCACTAATAACTCTCTGCTCTTCGTCCATATAATCTTTAGTCATCTCTGCAATCAACACAGCTTTTCTTGCATTCATCTTTTGTGTTATTAAATTTGCTTGTTGAACAAGTTCTGGGTTGTTAGGATTTTGTTGTAAAGCCATTTGTAGTTGTCTTGCCTGCATTAATTCTTCTCTAAACTCTAATTGAATTTGTTCTTGAGCCATTAAACTAATTCTTTCCAAAATATTTTTCTGTAATGCACCCATAACCATAGGATTATTTTGCACTGTGTTTGATTTCATAAAGTTTAAGTGAGCATCAATGTGTGCTTTGTGGTCTTGACCCACAAATGCTTGAAAAGGTTTACCAGCCATCGCTGCAATTTCTTCCATACTTGGATCAAGAGGTTGTGGTTGTTGTGGTGGTGGTAAAATAGAACTAATATTTTTAACACCTAAAGCTTCATACATAGACCTATACGCTTGGTATAGGTTATGTAGTTGAGGATTCGATTGCGCTAACTGAAGTTGTGATTGCGCCATCGAAATTCTTTGTGTTTGAGAAAAAATGTTTGGATCTGCAACTGGTAGAATATCTATTCTATCATCAAAGTCTGCAACCTTAATATTTCTCTGTGCCCCTGGTACATCATAAGGATATACCGGTGGTAAATATGTTTTAAATACATTTGCTAATAATTTAAATTCTTGTTTAAGTCCAACATATAATCTTTTGTGTATCGCTGACATTACCCGCGATCCACGTTCCAATAATGCAACAGTCGTACCGACGGCTGCTTGTTGATTCATGTCACCCACTTGCATATCTGCGATGGCCGCGAATCGTTGGCCAGCGGATACTACAATACCCATCAACTGAAGTAATGTTGCATCGGGTCCTTTAAAAGGTAAAGTCATAAACTGATCTTTGATATTGCCTCCTGGAGCGTCGACATCTCTGAACTCACCGGGTTGTAATGGTTGCGCATCGTCTCTAATTCTTATACCTCTAGATTTAAATCCAGCAGGTAAGTTTGCTAAAGTTCCTGCATCTAACAATTGTCTCAAAGCTGCAGTTGCAGTTCTAGTTAAACCACCAATCATATGAATTAAACCAAAACCATAAAAACCTGTACCTGGTAAAAATTTAAATTGTACAAAATAATTTATTTTTTTTATTAAAGGATCTCCCTCTGCATAGTTTCTTCTAATAGATAAAATTTTATTATTAGATTCTGCAATCGTTACAATGTATGGAATTTTAATTCCTGTTTCTTCGCCGTTAGGTGAGGTGTCTTCGTAACCTTCTAAATCTAAATTTACATGCATTTCTAAAAGTGTGTATTGATCTTCTTGACCGTCTTTAGAAATACCTTCTAGTTCTAATTTTTTATCCTCTAATTGATTTTCAGTAACAGGAGGTTGTCCTAATTCTATATCTCTATAAAATCCTGCAACTTGTTGTTTTCTTAATTCGTTTTCAGAAATTTTAATTACATGAATAACTGCTTCTGCATCATCTAATGAGTTTGCAGAATATGGCACAATCAAATCATCTGCCGGTACAAATTTAGAAACGGCTCTACCTAAAAGCTCGTCATAGTAGACTTTCTTAAAGGTAGAACCGGAGAGGGGTAGATAGAAAAGCATTTGATCAAACTCTGGCTCATACTCTTTCATCTGATCCATTATTTGATAGTTCATAAAATCTTTTACTCTGTGTGATTGATCTTGTTTCTCTGGAGTGATCGCTCCCATAATTTGAGTTCTAACTGGTCCGTCAGCTGGTAATAATTCTTTGTAAGCTTGTGCTTGAAACTGTGTGACTGCTTCTGCCAATACAGGGTGATTAACACCTGATGCACCTCTAAAAGGTTCTGTTCTTCTTTCGTATTTAAAACCTAAAAGTTCCAAACCCTCTCTGTATGATTGTTCCCAATCTCCACGAGATTCTTTGTACTCTCGGTATTGTTCAAATAATTTAGTGCCTAATGAATCTAAAACTTGATCGCTTAAACTTTCAGCTAAATTTGCATTGTGATTTTGTTGCATAGATGGATCTATAGCATTTGGATCAAAAGAAACTTCTGCTCCACCTTCTTCATCCATTGTTACTTCTACATCTTCTGATGTTTGAACAATATCTTCGTTAGGTGTTTCTACCTCTGTTACTTCTGTCTCTTTAAATTCTGCATCACTTACCGTTTGATTAGGTAAAGCGTCATCGATTAGTGAGGGTTTGTCTGCCATGATTATCCTTTTAATTTAAACATTGTTGCTAGTCCACCTTTTTTAAATCCTACTCTTCCGCCGTCTGCATACATTAAACCACCATCTTTTCTAGGAGAGCCATATTTTCCTCCTGGTACACCACCTGTATCTTTTACTTTACCACCAGTAAAAGAACTTTTTCCAATGTTACCTGCTTGAAAAGCTTGACCTTCACCTGTAAAATTTTCTCTTCCAATTTGACTTAAAGATTTTCCTGCAGCTGCTTCTGCTGCAATTTTTTTCTGTAGTTCTATTTGTCTTTGTCTTTCAGCCTCTGCAGCTTTAATTTGTGCGTCTAGTCTATTTTTAGAATCTAGTTGTTTTTTTCTAAAATTAAATTTTGTTCTCATCATCTTTGTCATGTCATTTGCTGTCTTTGCATTAGCTCCAACAAACATTCCTGTTTCTTCATCAAACTTCACGCCGTATTTATCTGAAAGTCTTTTTGTTAAACTTTCTCTTAAACTAGCAAAATCTTTTCCAACTGCTTCTGCATAATTACCAAAACCAGATCTAACATTTAAACCAAATGGATCTTTTTGTAGTCCAGAAGTATTTTCACCAAATACTGTTGGACCTGTATAACCCATTTGTGATTGAGTAAATATTTGATCTCCTAAAGACATATTATAATAATTGTCAGGCAACATTTTTGCAATTCCAGCTCCGATTCCCAATGGTAAACCTGCCGATGCTCTGGTGTCTACTTGACCTGTTCTAATCATTTCACCAATGTCTCTTTGTCCATCACCTGTAAATTGATTTATAAAAGATTGAACTTTATTTGGATTAGTTAATCTGTTTTGTCTTTCTTGAGTGGCAGTCATAAAATCTCCAATCAAACCCGACCCTTGACCTGCTCCACTACCAATACTTGAAATACCCGCGCTCCCCGCTCCACTTCTTAAATCTTGTCCTATTATATTAACAGGTCCTGTAGTAGGAGGGGTTGGTGTTGGAGTGGGTGTAGGTGTAGGTGTTGGAGTTGTTCCTTGGTTGTAACCAAACAACGCCAAGTAATCATTCATGTTCGGAAACTGTTGTTGTAGTACTGAACTACCTTTGTAGGTGTTAATGTAGTTTGAAAAATCTATCGCCATTAATAATACGTTCTCTCTGTTCTTGGTAATGTATCTTCTTTTTCATCTTCAGGATGCACTATAAACCCTCCCTGTCTAAAACGCATTACCGCTTGTGTTGTGCTGTCCACCAAATCATCATGGTCTCCATAAGGAAATGATGCACACTCTTCAATAACCTCTTCAGCGAATTTATCTTCAGTCGCCCAAATAACGCCACTCTCGAATAGCGGAGCGACGGCATTGACCCTCGCATGTTTATCGTTACCTTTTGAGGGAGTGTA